CCTTGATCTTGTTGCCATTTAAAAAAGGGAATAAAAAACACGTGGGATGTTAGTTCTTTCTTCGGTTGCGAACCGAGAGGCACATCCATCTCCTCGTTGTTGTNNGTAGGACTTACAGGACGTAATTTCTCAACTGAATTGAGACAACCATAGATCCTTGCCTAAATGGTGAGAGAAAACAAAACTGAGGGGACAGTTGCATTACCTTGACATCATGTGACTGCTTCTAAGTCAGTCTAGTCAGGAACCTCGTTTGTTTTCCCATGTGCTTATTATAGTACATCCATCAATGGATTCCACTTCTCTTGTGACAGTTCTTCAACTGCCTCCTTAGCAATCCTAATTGCGTCAGGATTCACGTCACATGTGATACAATTTCTATCTAGGTTCAAGGATGCTAGTGCAGTTGTGCCTGATCCACAAAACGGATCAAGTACCCAGCCATCAGGTGGACAAGAGGATTTAATGATTCTCTCAAGCAGTTTAAGGGGTTTCTGAGTAGGATATTTCCTCTTATTCTTCTCACTCCTTGATATGAAATACACATCATCCCAGAAGTTTTGAACTGGAACTCCCTTAGACTCATGTGAATAGATCTTTTTATAGAGCATATTCTTACCATAATGTAGTAAGTCCTGATCGTCTAGTGCTTTGAGTTTCTCTCTTGTTATTCTAAATCCATACTCAGGATTATATCCTTTATAATCAAACCTAGCACATGGCCTACTCTTCTCTCCTGTAACTTTTGCTAGTGCATAGAAACCTACCTCATCCTTATTCTTAAAACTATTTGCTTCATAAATTGGATCTAGTGATGTATATTCAACATCAAAGTAAGGGTTGCCCTTTTGAATTACCATGATAGAATCTACTATGTTTCCCCATCCATTCTTAATATTATTCTTAGGCCCTGATCTCTTCCATGATATATTTGTATAGAAATTCTTACGGATCTCATCAGTTACTTTAGATAATACTAGAGCATTACCAATGAAATTATTATGTAAGTACATCCATCCATTCTTATTCAACTTATGATATGCCTGTATAATAATATTTGCATACCATATAATATAATCATCAAATGAATCCCATTGATCGGCAAATCCCTTCTCTTCTCCATCTTTCTCGACCATAGTGAAATCACGTTGCAATCCGAAAGGTGGATCCATGTATATTACATCAAAGTTCTTATCAATTTCATTAATTTTCTCGGCAGGTTTATCAAGTATCTCAATCATAAGTAATTAAAGATTTAATAGGTACATTCTTTTGAAGATTATCTCTTCCATTCAATCCATTCAATTCTATAATGAATCCATACCCCATTATATCACCACCTGCTCTGTTTATCAAGTTAGTGGCCGCTCTCGCAGTCCCACCAGTAGCAAGTAAATCATCTAGTACTAATACTCTCGCTTGGTATGATACCACTCCCAATGCACCCATATCAAATACATTAGATTGTACCTCTAAGGTATCAGTACCATACTCTAACTCGTACTCTTCAGATTCTATTTTTCCTGGTAATTTTCCCTTCTTTCTAATGGGTACAAACCCAATGTTTTTTATAGTTGCTAATGCAGTACCAACAATAAAACCACGTGATTCAATACCTACGATAAGATCAGGCCTTACCTCATCACAAAACTCACCCAACTCCTTCATCACCTGAGCCCATCCTTCAGGGTTCTTTAGTAAAGGCATTACATCCTTAAAGTTTATCCCCTTCTTAGGAAAATCAGGGTATTCATCAATGTAGTGTTTCATCCAAGAGATCCTCCAGTTCCACGCATTTGTCTTTGGTCATCCAAAATTTTATCCCTAGACTCACCATCAGTATCTAATATTCTTTCATCTAATGAAGGTTTATATTTCAATGCTTCAAGATGTGGCATTGCTTCTTTATTATCTTGTTTCATTCTCTGTAGTCTCTCAATTAATGCTCTTCTCCATGCTCTATTATCAAAGTATGTCTTGGCAGGAACATCATCCATTAATTGATGTAACCATATAGCCCAGTTATTACCACCAAAGAATCCATGTCTCAATACTTTATATGTTGGATAGGATGGATCTCTAATAGAATCCTCCATCATTTTTTGGAATCCACATTTCTTAAATGTCTTTCTTACATGATCCCAAAATGGACTCTGAATATGTGAGTAGTCATAGTGCATACTAACAAAATCTACCGCACTCTCATAGTCTTGCTCCATCTTCATATTATAATGTTTTATATCCATCCAATCATAACATCCACCTAATGCACAATCTTCTAATAGTTCTATTCCACCAATAATAAAAGCAATTCCAGTGCTTTCTAATGGTTCAATGAATCCAGCAGATAGGCCAATGTTAACTACATTACCTTCCCAACACTTATCAACTCTAACAGGATCCCAATGTATAGTTCTCAAATCTTCCTTCTTAATTCTACCATTCCAATGCTTAACAAGACTTTCCTTAGCATCATCTATTTCAGTAATATGTCTATTAAATACATGACCTGATCCTATTCTGCTAGTCAATGGTGTCTCCCATATCCATCCATGATCGGTTGCAGTTGCAGTTGTGTATGGATGTAACTCCTCTTCCTTATCAATGTACTCTACTCTTGTAGCTACAGCAGTATCTACAAATAATCTATCACTAAGATCAATGATCTTTCTATTTGGTGATAACAGTCTCTTAAATCCAGTACAATCAATGAATAAATCTGACTCAATCGTATCACCATTATCCAATTCTAATGATGTTATATCATCTCCTTCCCAATTTATATTATTAACAGTTGAATTGATGTATGTAAATCCTTCTGACTCCTTAATATGTCTCATTAAGAACTCAACATACTTACCACAATCTAATTGCTCAGAGTATCCTACAAGTTCCTTTATCTGTACTCTATTATCCTTCAGAGACGGATAAAAATATAATGTAGATGGATAATCAATATCAGGATTTGCAGTAAGTACATCACCAAATGGTATTGTAAATTCATGACCATCTGATGTTTTAGTATGAAAGTGGAAGTGGCCAAATGGGTGAAATATTGTTTTACCACCTTTACCCCAGTTAGGATAGAAGATACCACCCTTATAAGTAGCATCCACTTCCTCCATCCACTCAGTAGGATCACTAAAACCACAATATTGCATAAACTTATTGAAGTTTAAAAGATTGGCTTCTCCTACTCCTATTCTCTCAGGTACTTCTTTATCAATTAAAGTTATACGTGCATGATGAAAAGCAGCTGCTCTTCTGACTAACCATGTAGCAGTCATCCAACCAGCTGTTCCACCACCAACTATAGTGATCTCTTTTACTTTTTTCATACCAAAATCAATTTATATTATACTTCCAGTTATCTATTCGTCATACACTCTACATTCAAATGCGTCAGGATGATTATCACAATAGACTTCTAAGTGCTTATCTTGATGTCTTGTGTGATAGTCATTAATAGCACCATCATTCTTGTCTACTTCTTCTCCTTTATGATATCCTTCATAGTTAGCATGTACATCTTTAAGATCAGCTTCACTATACTCTAACATACCATGATTAATATGCTCTTTATGATCCTTTGGATCCAGATACACTTCGTGTTCTAAATCGTGCTTAATTTCAGACATCTAATAAGGCCTCTCTAAGTGGTTCCATTTTAAGGAATTGTTCGTTCATATTATAATATAATTTATAGTTCTCTGTCGTCAAATAGTATCCTTTTATGTCATTTCCATCACAATGCCAACCATAGGCACTAAGGCGTTCATCAACACCATCTATTCTTAACTTTTTACTACCTGTGAGATAATCATGGTATCGCTCGTCTAAGTTAATCATTGCTTTAAGAAGTATGTGTTGGTATTATAACATAGTTATATATTCTTATCTATAAATTTTATGTTTGCTTTAGACTATCCATACATTTAGTCATAAAAAGTACCAAAGAATCCACTATCACCTTCTTTACGATTTTCTATCTTCTCAATCAATTCAGTAGCATCAATAAGATTATCTATATTAGAAAGCATATCTGCTATATGTTTTGAAACATATGATTTCTCACTTCTTGCAGAGAACGATAAAGCATTTCTTAGATTCTCTTGTGCTTCCTTCAGAGAAGTTTCAACTTGTTCGGATAGGGCCATCTTCTTTAACGATTTTCTGTATCATATCCTGAATCTCTTTAGAAGTCAAGTTGTTTAAGAATGACCAATTAGGATCATCCTTATCCCACTCAACTGCAAATGATCCATCCTTATTCTGATTTATCTTGAGTGAGTCCTGAGTCATTTTTAGTTTGCTTTTTCAATTTTTTAAGTTGTTTCTTTATCATCTTAGCATAATACACTTCCCTTTCACTGTATAGTTCTGGGTGTTTCTTGGCTCGTTTAATAATAAGTTTTGCTGCTTTCTTGTCGTTCATTCCTTACATAGGCAAAATACATGAAAGGCTATTTATGCTACCAATATAAAACCCCTCAACTGAAAAGTCAAGGGGTGTGATTATTAATTGAATTTACTTAAGGTGGATGTTGAAATTTGGTCATTTGTCTGTTAAAATTAAACGTGTACTCGTTTTAAATTAAAACCTCCTTACATATACGTTTACAAACATGTTGGTCGTCTTCACAGTCAATTAAGCACTCGTAGTATTCGGTGAGTAAATCATCTTGTGAATCTGCATATTCCATATGTTTTGATCCAGCGAGTTGATTAAATGAAATTAAGTTGTGCATGATTGCCTCCAATGAACTACAATAACAAAGAGATTCAGATCATCTTGTTATCCCTAATTCTATCATTATTTAGACAAATTGTGTCTGTATTCGCTGATACAATTTAACAAAAATTTATGCCTATTAGTTAATCTTATATGGACGTAATAAAGAGTCTCTCAAATATCTGGCCTGTAAGTTCTTCTCACACAATTTGTTCATCCATACTCTTTCTTCTAATAATACTTCAGGTGCATCATCTGTAATCATACGACAACAGATATCAGTAAGTTCTAGTCTGTACTTAGTGCTTAACATAGTTACCAATCAGGATAGTGTGAAATGTTTTTAATGTATTGATAGATTAAATCCCACCCAAATACATAATTGTCACCATTCTCATCTTGTAGATAAAATGGTATGTTAGGATGTAATCTCTTGGCTCTGTAATAATGATTAATTACATGACAGTCATCATCAATACGTCTTTCCTCTTCTAGTTCTTCTTCAGTCATTTAATCCTCCTTGGTACTTGAATTGTCCATGAAGATGATACTAAATCAACCATCTCAAACTGTTTCTTATTCTTGTCTATCTGATTCAAATATGCTTCACGACCAGGCTCAGGTTGAATCTCACCATAATGATTCTCTTTGATACCCAAGTATTCTAAGACAGCATCATCAACCATAGTGTAAAGAGTATCCCATGTTAATGTATCTCTTAACTGAGTAGCAATCTTATCAATGTCTCCTCCATCTAAGTATTCACCCTTAGATATTTTCTCTGAATAATCATCATATTGAGAGATAAGTTTTGCTCTAATCTCTACCAACTCATTAAGGTTGATAGTGATCTTTACATCATCATAAATGGCCATAATTAATACTCTCTCTTGTCTGCATAATAATCACCCAATGCTCCACTCATTAGAGTTTCACTTATCTCACCAGCTGGGGTGGTAATGGTAGGTTCCACATGGTCATTCTTCTTACCAAATGGTATTTTGGTTACTGGAGCATGTGGATTCTCCATCTCTCTAACCATCTTAATTACCTGATCTCTTATTTCCATCAACTCATGATAACATTCTTGATTATGAGAACATCCTCTCAATCTATCATCAGGTTTATGTAAAGACTCCAACATAAGAGTCCTACCTCTATCCCACTTGTCTTGTTTAGTTTCGCTCATTTGTGTGCCTCCTCGGATCCACCTACTGAATCAAAATCATGGATACTTTCAGATCCACCTACTGCAAATGGATTATAGTTTGCTGTTGCAATTCGATACATTTTTTCGTGCATTGTAATGTCCTCCTCTTCAGGATCAGGTGGTTCATACTCAGAAGGTGCATTATCTTCCCATGACTTATCTGTAGCTACAGGCATAGAATCATGAGGATGGGGTTTATGATCCACAAACCAATCATTAGGATCTACTCCTAGATCATTTGTATTCTTAGGCACTTCTTTTTCTTTAGTGAGATTTTCTATTATAAAATCCTCACCCCTATGAGAACCAACAAAAATATTCTTAATGTTGTTTCGGAAGGAATCTAATAGACTCATTTCTTTTTTAATTCTTTTTTTATGTAGGTTAAAGCACAATCATAGTTCCTAGATGTGTGGAGCCATTCACCATTATGAATGATAGCAAATTTCCTACTACCCATACATGGAATAGCGGCCCACATACCATCCTTAGTAACATACCCCTGCTTATTCTTTATCGCATCCTTATAGAATGTTTGATAATTAGAATTTCGCATTTACACCAATTACTCTTGCATTAGGATTTCTTGCTAGTGCAACTTTTCTTGCTTCATCATAGTTGCGAGCATTTACTTCCTCAGTGAATACTGTACCAGCAACGTACAATTTAACTTCGCACTTCATGAGATTCCTCTTTTGGTATGTACATATTATATACTAAAAAGAGGGGTCTTACAACCCCTCTTGTGACACTTGTTAATGTGGATTAAATACTTGCTTTTTAGTATGTAATCAGTGTATCCTCTTTACCAATTACTTGAGGAACATGTCCCTTAAAATTGATAAACTTAAAACTAGGATTTTTCTTATATTCAGCCAATAGACCTGCCATAGCGTTATTAATTACGTCTATTTCAGATTGTAACTCTCTACGTCTTTTTTCAGCATCCTCGGCAGGTATTTTATTTAAGAAACCTACAACGTTAGGAACCTCACCATGTTTATCATAATAATAGATAATATCCGTAATTGCTCTTTTCAAATTAGTTCCCTTTGAGGTTTTTGTTTTACCAATCGCAATAAATTCCCCTTTAGATGAACTTAACAGTGTAGAAGCCTTGGTTTCAGCAGCAGGTTTAGTAAATGCTTCCATGTTTCGACTTGCTAGTTGTCTATCAAAAACATCCTGAATGGCATTATCTATATGGTCATCAGTGAATGAATTTGGAATAGAAGAAAACCATTGTCTTCCCTTATTAAGGTCTACTTCTTGCTCTGATTCTGTCATTCTGATAACATAGGCAGAAAAGCGTTTCTTAAAATCACTCATGTCTGCTTTTTTTGCTTGAGAATGGTTATTAGCACCCAAGCCTATTTCATCAATAACATCCTCAACATCAAATTGAGATTTTTTTCTAACTACTAGATAGAAACCATATTGCTGACCTAACTCAAGTAATGCTTCATGCCTACTGAATCCGTCATATAAAGATGAATTATTTTGCTCAACAATCGGTGGAAGTTTTGAGGTATCCCATCCTTGAGATACAAAACTATCTTTAAGACCTCTTACATTCTCTTTATCTGTACCTACAGAACGAGCCATATTAATTATTTGACCCTTAGTATTCTTAAAGAGTATGTCCTCTGTTTTTAAAATTTCAATACCAACTATATCAACAGTCCTATACTGTGGAAGTGGAAATTTTCGATACCATAGAATATTTAATGTATCGCATGGTGGATTAAATGACTTAAATGTCATAGTTGTTTCTCTTACTAAGTGTATATGAGTGTCGAAAGTAGCAACGTGCTTGATCCGACATAAGTATTATACCATAGTGTGACTAGAGTGTCAAGGGCTGACGGTATCCTGTATCAATCTCTTCCCCAATACCTTGACCATAAGGTCAAATGTTAACTGTTGTGGTCTCTGTTTCCATCCATACCACTTGCTTGGTTTACCAGTATCATAAGGTGGCCATTTTGATTTAACCCAGTACTGATCGTCAGTACAATCATATATCAAATCTCCATCCTGTAACCACCAATGCTTTTCATCTCTATAATCCACTCCACTATAAGGTACTAAACTATCAGTATCCATGAGATAGTATAGTGCCTGTGACGCATGGTAACAATGACCATATTTTGGATACTTTATAATATCATCAGGAAATTTTAGTTTCTTCTTCTTTAAGATATCAGGTGTTAAAAACATACGCACCTTTTCCATTACATCTCTTATGTGCATATAAGGAAATGGATCAAATTCAAGGGTTCTAGTTCCTACAATGTCGTTACCAACATACTTGTGTCTTTCAACTTTTTTCATAAAACTTCTCCAATGGATTATGATATGGTTGCAATCTATCCAGTATTAGTTTACCATACTCCTCATGTAGTTCGCAACCCATGTAGTCTCTACCTAATGATTTAGCAACCATAGCAGTTGTTCCTGAGCCCATGAATGGATCAAGGATCATATCTCCTCTCTCACTACCAGCCTTGATACAGGGTTCAATCAAATCAGGTGGGAATACGGCAAAGTGTGCATCCTTATATGGTTTCTTAGTTATATCCCATACAGATCTCTTTCTTCTTGTAGGTTCCTTGATAGCATCCACATCAAAATAATAGTTCTGCTTTTTACTTAGCAAGAAGATATACTCATGAGACTTAGTACATCTATCTCTTACACTCTCAGGCATTGGATTAGGTTTATTCCATATAATATCCTGTCTTAGATACCATCCATCTGCACGTAGAGCAAAGGCTAACATCCATGGAATACCAATGAGATCCTTCTCTTTTAATCCTTCTAACTTATTACCTCTTCTTGCACATTTGTCTGGGAGATCTTGATTGTTAGATGCAAGTGTTTGTTGTACTAATGCTTGTCCTTTTCCTGGTCTATAGTTATAATAACTATCCCCCATGTTCAACCATACAGTACCATCATCAGTTAGACAGTCTCTAACCAATCGAAAGACCTCAACCATTTGTTGAATATATTCTTCGGGTGTTTGCTCATGTCCAATTTGATCCTGTTCATCACCATAGTTCCTTAGGCCATAGTAAGGTGGAGATGTAATACAACATCTTGCCTTCTCATCAAACTCTTTAAGTGTATCCCTACAATCTCCAAATAGTATTAAATCTCTCATAATACTCCTACTTCACCATTCTTATTACC